TCACCACTCAAAACTCATTTGGAACCTACTAAGCTATGTCTATCCCACTAATCCCAACAAAGAACTCCGTTGTCGGATCGGCCACAGCGCCTACGGCAGCGCAGATTCCTAATAACGGTCAGTTTGCCGTCAACGCTTTCACTGGTCGCGCTTATATGCGCACCGAGGGCGGGAACTCGGTTGACCCGGCGCGCGTCACCTTGTCTGGCGATGTCACGGGAGCAACCGCAACGGCCACTAGCGAGGCCCAAGGCGGAACTGTGGCGGCTACGGTAGCCAAGATCCAAGGCCGCACGGTAGCGTCTACTGCGCCAACCAGCGGTCAGGCGTTGGGCTGGAACTCCACTTCCAGTCAATGGGAGCCCACCACTATATCGTCAGGAACGACCAGCATTCTTGGATTCAACCGTGTAATCAACGGTGCGATGGCTATTGACCAGCGGAATGCTGGAGCTGGCGTGACGCCTGTAGATGGCGCCTACACGCTGGACAGATGGCAGGCTGGATTGACCCAGGCTTCAAAATTCTCGATTCAGCAGAATGCAGGTGCCATTTCTGGGCCGACTGGTTTTGCAAATTATCTTGGTGCGACATCTTTGACTACTTATGCAGTGCTCACTGGTGACAACTTTGGAATTCGTCAGCAAGTCGAAGGATTCAACTTTGCAGACTTTGGGTTTGGTACTGCTGCTGCGTCTTCAGTGACATTGTCGTTTTGGGTTCGCTCCAATCTGACTGGAACTTTTGGTGGTTCGCTAAGGAACTCTGCGTCAAACCGCAGCTACCCATTTACTTACGCAATTGCGGCAGCAAACACTTGGGAGCAAAAGACGGTCACAATCGCAGGAGACACAACCGGCACTTGGATCGGGGCAACTAGTGGGATTGGCGTGAGTTTAAACTTTAGCCTTGGTGCCGGAGCCACATTTAGCGGAACTGCTGGAGCATGGGCTGGCGCAAACTATACCTCCGCTACAAGCGCAACCAGCGTTGTTGGAAACTCTGGGAACATTCTTTACATCACCGGCGTCCAGCTTGAGAAGGGCACAGCAGCGACCTCGTTTAATGCGCGTCCCTACGGCACGGAGTTGGCGCTGTGCCAAAGGTATTACTGCAAGAGCTATGAGACAGGAACCGCTCCCGGTTCGGCGACTGCTTTAGGAATTGTTACGGTTGGGGTGTACTTAAGCGGGAGTTTCACTTGGCAGATGTCAGTATCATTTAACATTAAAATGCGAGCGGCACCAACAGTAAGCTATTGGGACGGCGCAGGTAATGCTTCCCGCAATTCGTATATTGGAAATGGATTAACTACTTTCAATAACAATATAAACGTTACAGGAACTGTGTTTAACGCATCAGATTCTGGATTTGTTTTTAACTATAACAGCGCACCCGCCAGCGGCACTTATTTTGCCCAGTATGCTGCAAGTTCGGAGCTATAAATATGTATCAATTAAAACGAGATCATGAATTTAATGAAATGAATGTTGTGCATCGTTTATCCGACAACGCCTTCATTCCCTTTGACCCAGCCAACACAGACTACCAAGCCTACCTAGCGTGGCTGGCAGAAGGCAACACGCCGCTGCCGCCGGATGAACCGGCTGCGTAGTTTTCGCTTGCAGGCTTCGCCTGCCTGAATAGCTTGGCGGCAATGACACAGATCCATTGTCTGGCAGTGCCACATACCATCAGCAATGATGACTATGTGGCTTGTGCTTTTACTCAAAAGGTCCGCAAGTTCTTGACTATGTTTAAGGACTCGACCAAGTACCGCACGGTCCACTACGGCCACCCGGAGTCTGTCACCGACGCGCATGAGCACGTTGATGTCATTGATAGCGAAACGCTTGTTGCTGCGTATGGAGAGTACGACTGGAGAAAGAACCTATTTAAGCATGGGATTACGGATCTGGCTCACACCGTGTTTAACGAGAGAGCGGCGAAGGAAATCAAGGCCAGAAAGAAGAAGGGCGACCTTGTGCTTTGCTTTTGGGGAGGCACTCAGGCAGCAGCAGAGTCAGCCAACGAATCGGATCTTATCGTTGTTGAGCCTGGGATAGGCTCAGGCGGGGCTTTCGCTCAGTTCCGGTGCTACGAGTCGTATCCGCTGAAAGCGGCTTTTGTGGGTACACAAGGTGTTTCTTACTGCGATCCAAAGTGGTACTGGAGAGTAGTTCCGAATTACTTCAATCTGGATGACTTTAGTCCAGATCAAGACCGGGAAGAGTTTGCCCTCTACATCGGCAGGATCGGCAGAAACAAGGGACTGGATATTGCCATTGATGCCTGCTCCAGAATGGGAGTTAAGCTGAAGGTCTGTGGCCAGGGCAGCTCCACTGATGCTGGGTTTGATGAATGGCCGAGCCATGTGGAATACTTGGGCTACGCTGACATCGCCACTCGCAAGCAGCTAATGGGGACGGCCAAGTTTGGATTCCTTCTCTCAACATATTGGGAGCCGTTTGGTGGAACGGCAGTTGAGATGATGCTCTCCGGGTGCGTCGCGATTTGCTCTGATGCCGGTGCCATGACCGAGTACATCGTGGATGGCGTGAATGGATTCCGTTGCAACACGATGGGTGACATCCTGAGGGCAATTAGGTTGGTTCCAACTATTCAGCGCGACCGCATGGTTCGATTCGCTCAGGACAACTTCTCTCTTGATGCCGTTCGGCCCAAGTTTGAGCGTGCATTTGATGATTTCTCTGATGTCTTCAACGCCGGCGGCTGGTATGAAGACCATGACCGTGAACTAACTGGTGTGGGACTCGACTACAAAGCATTGTACCTATGAGAATTATTGATGTTGGCTGCGGCCCTGGGATCTATGTGAAAGCTCTGCAAGAGGCCGGTGTAGATGCAGATGGGGTTGATTTTGACCCAGGGTGTCCATACGACATCATGGATGTGTTTTCGGACGAGTTTGAGGCCAAATACAAAGGCTATGACTTGGCCATGTGTCTTGAGGTCGCAGAGCACTTGCCAGAGTCAAAAGCTGGCGACCTTGTTAAAAGGCTTACGACGCTGGCTCCTACGGTTTTGTTTTCTGCTGCTGTGCCAAATCAAGGTGGGCACGGCCACATAAACTGCCAGCCAAAAGAGTACTGGATCAGCAAATTCGCGGAGCTTAATTACGTTGTCGATTCGGTGTCTACTCTTAAACTTTTGGATTTTATTACGTCTGGATACCACATGGGATGGTTTAGAAATAATGCCATAGTCTTTAAGCAATATGGAGCGACATGTTATGCTAGCATCATCGAAGAGGAAACTCCACAGGCCGTAAGGCTTGCTGAGTATCTGTCCAAAAATAAGCTTTAAGCAGCTTGCTTGATAGCTACCGTTCGTGTATTTACACACTAAATGCAGGTCCCAATTCTCAACGGAATCTACACCAATGAAGCCTCGGATTTCCGCGTCGATTATCCTCGCAACATGGTGCCGGTCTTTCAGCAGAGCGGAATATCCAACGGCTATTTTCGTCCCGCTGACGGGATTGTAGAATTGGCGACCGGCCCTGGCATTGATCGGGGCGGGATTGAGTGGAATGGCGTCCATTACCGGGTCATGGGCGAACTCCTTGTCTCTGTGTCTTCTGCTGGCGTTATCACGACAGTGGGCCGAATCGGCGGTAATAGCCAAGTCACGATGGACTACTCGTTTACGCATTTAGCGATTGCTTCGAGCGAGCAGCTTTGGCTTTACGATGGCTCTACGCTAAAGCAGAACACGGACAATGACCTCGGCAAGGTCCTCGATATGGTCTGGGTGGACGGTTACTTTATGACCACGGATGGTCAATATCTGGTAATCACCGAGCTAGGGGACCCATTTGCGGTGAACCCAATCAAGTACGGCTCCTCTGAAGCTGATCCCGATCCAATTGTGGCGCTCTTAAAGGTTCGTAATGAGGTCTACGCACTCAACCGGCACACGATTGAAGCGTTCCAGAACGTGGGTGGCTCTCTATTCCCATTCCAGCGCATCACTGGTGCTCAGATTCAGCGCGGAGCAATCGGCACAAACGCCTGCTGTTTGTTCATGGAAAGCATTGCTTTCCTTGGGGGTGGCCGAAATGAAGCCCCGGCGAT